ATGCATGCTGATTCTTTGCGCCGTATTAAGCGTGATCCTCGTTTTATTAAGGAGTGGGATAGGCGTGCGTCTGAGTTGAACATTAACCCTGAGCGTGTGCAGAGTGTTATTGATGCTTTGTGGGCTGCTGCTGCGGGGGGCGATGTTAAGGCTGCGTCTTTGTATTTGCAGTATATTGATAAGTTTACGCCTCGGAAGAAAATGATTCTTGATGACGAGCGAGACGTTGCGGGTTATAGTAATGAGGAGCTTGCTGAAGCTTTGGAAGCTGAAGTTATTAGTTTAAGGATGGTTGAAAGTGCCTAAGGTTAACGGTAAGTCTTATTCGTATTCTAAGAAGGGTGTAGCTGCCGCTAAGGCGGCTTCTAAGCGTTCTGGTAAGAAGATGACTAATACTAAAAAGAAGAAGTAGATGGCTGAATGGAAGGGCAAGAAGGTTGCTTTAAATAAGCCTCGTAATATTTCTTCTGGTTCTCCTGGGTATGGGCGTAAACAAAAAGAAGTGTTTGTTATGGATGATGGGAAAGTTAAGCGTGTTTCGTTTGGTGATCCTAATATGAAGAATCGTAGTAGTAATCCGAAAGCAAAAAAGTCTTTTCATGCTCGCCATAATTGTTCTAGTCCAGGGCCTAAAACGAGTGCTCGATATTGGGCTTGTAAAGATTGGTAATTTAAGATGGATGATGAGCCGCAGACATTGATGGAAGTTTTTGAAGAATTTCCTGAGTTAATGGGTGAACGTTATGACCCGTTTAGTGATGACACTCCGTTGGAGTGTGGGGTAGAAGACCCTGATGTTTGTGAGTCGTGTCAATGAGGGGGATATATGTCGTTGGAGGAACTAGCTGATAAGTCTGTAGTTTGGGAAAACGCTATTAAGCGTTTAATTAAGTCTTTTGCTGCTATTGCTGCTGCTATTGGCGCAGCAATAATGCCTTTGATTATGTGGTGGCCTTTTGGAGGCGCTCCAGATAATGAGGTTAAAGAGACTGTTGTTATAGAAAATTGGGGTTATAGCCCTCAATGTTCACAACTATTTAATACCATTAACTGGGGTTGGTCAGAAGAACAGTGGTCTAAGTGGGAAATGCTACGCAGAGACATGGGGTGTTAAATGGGAAGAGTGAGCGAATTACGCCAAGAAGCAGAGTGGCGTAAGTGTGTTAAGAGTGAGAAATATTTTCTTGAGTCTTATTGGCACGTTGCTCACCCTGGTCATGGTAGGGTGCTATTTGGTCTACGTGATGCTCAAAAGGAAGCTCTTGAGCGTTGGGCAGATAATAGATATTCATTAACTTTAAAAGCTCGTCAAATAGGGTGGACAACTTTAGTTGCTGCCCATCAGTTCTGGTTAGCTTTTTTTAAAGACGATCAAAACATTATTGATCTGTCACGTACTGAGAGAGAAGCAGTGTTGCTTCTCCGTAAAACTAAATACGGGCAAAAACATTTGCCTGACTGGATGAACGAACGGGGGCCTCAATCTCTGGTTGATCATCAACAAAGAATGGGATTCTCTAATGGTTCACAAATTACTTCGATGCCTTCAGCCTCCGATCCTGCCCGAGGGGAATCAGCCACGCTTGTGGTTGTGGATGAGTGGGCATTTTTGCCCAACCCTGAAGAAGCGTGGGCATCAATTGAGCCAGTAGCCGATGTAGGCGGACGTATCATAGGATTAAGTACTGCTAACGGTTCAGGAAATTTTTTCCACAAATTGTGGACAGGATCAACTACTGGTAACAACAAATTTGATGCTATGTTTTTTCCTTGGTCTGCTTCGCAAGACAGAGATGAGGCTTGGTATGAAGGCAAGATTGCCTCTATGCTCCCTTGGCAATTGGCCCAAGAGTATCCGACTACGCCCGAAGAGGCATTTGTCCGTTCGGGCAATCCCGTCTTTGATTTGGACGTGTTGGCAGACCTCGGGAATATGGTCCGACCAGGTAAACAAGGTTATTTACATGAGCTTCAAGGAGCCTTGGAGTTTAGATGCTAACAGTGTGGGAAGATCCACAGAGGTGGAGCGGATACGTCCTTGGCGTGGATACGGCTGAGGGTTTAGGCCACGGCGATTATTCTTGTATTCAAGTTATTGATTGTAAAGATGGCAAACAGGTTGCTGTTTGGCATGGGCGTATACCTCCTGATGAGTTAAGCCAAGAGGTATATAATCTTGGTGTTTGGTATGGGAACGCTTTGTGTTGTGTTGAAGCTAACAATCATGGGTTGACTACGATTGTTGGTTTAAGGCAATTGGGTTACCCTAATTTGTATCGTCGTAGAACTTTAAATTCTGCAAATCAACGTACTAGCAACGAGTATGGGTGGCTTACTACTCGTACTTCTAAACCTTTGATGATAGATGAACTTGCACAAGCTTTAAAAAATTATGAGTTAAGTATTTTGGATGAGTATACATTAGCTGAATTGCGTACCTATACTCGTAATGACCGTGGTGGTATGTCTGGATCTCCGCATGATGACCGTGTTATGGCTTTAGCTATGGCTAATCAAATGAGAAAATATGCATATATTCCAGAATATGTGCAAAATGTTGATGATACCTTTACTTTAGATTGGTGGCATAGACAAATACCAAGCAGAAATGGTTCGGCTTCAGATATTATTGGATTAAATTCCAGCCGTGGGACAGTATAGCTATATGTTTAGGAACAAAAATACGCTAGGAGCGTTTAATGTCCAATAGAAAATTCAATGCTTCAGGAATGGGCGCACAGCCTGTATTAAATGATGCACAAATTTATAATGGTCCAGTACAACGAGGAGGGGCGCAGACAGATGTGCCTGTTTTTGGTGGTACGGATGAAGCTCATCCTGGTGAGCTTGCTGCTGGAATGGTTGTTCGTGAAACACCAACTAACCACCAAGGTCCTGATGGCAAAGTAGAGCGTGTAGCTAAACAGCCTGATGGTTCGGTTAGCAGCACTTGACCATTATTCCAAAAGATGCTACAAAAGAAGAATTTTGTTCGTACATCGTTGGGAAGAGGGGAACTCTTCCTGACGATGAGCTAGAAGATCTTTGGGAATGGCATTGCAAGCTCAATAGTGTAATTATGAATCTTGGATCAACTGGTCCTGCTCATCGAGCTAATTTGCCTAAAGATGAACAACATTTAAGTTTAAAAGAACGAGAAAAGAAAATCATTGCTGATGCTCAGGCCAACGGCCATGAGCCTCAATATGCAGGCAGGCGTTGGGTGTAAAAGATGGCAAGTGAATCACGGTCAGAACGTTACGAAAGAGTACATGACCGTCTTCGGTTGGCTGCTAGATGGAGAACAGACGAGGGTTACGATAATAAATGGCGTCGTTTAATAGATGTTTATCGTGGGAAAACTTATTGGAATGCGAGCAATGCTAATTTTAGCGGCAATGTTACTGACGATCGCATTTCAGTTAATATGGCTTTCTCTACAATAAATGTTATTAGTCCTGCTGTTTCTATTAACCATCCAAAAATTACTATTAACGCTAATAAAGAGTCAGATGCTGATCGAGCAGTTTTTGTTGAAGCCGTAATTAACTATTTGTGGCGTCATTACGATTACCGTAAACCTTTTAGGCGTGCAGTTAAAGATTTTCTTATTGTGGGCCATGGATGGCTTAAAGTAGGTTGGAAATTTGTTGAGGAAGAGCGTGCTTTAAATGATTACGAAATGGATGACGAATATCGTAGGTCTATCGAGGAAGTGGATGTCTTCGCTCAGGAAAGCCCTGAGTTTGCTAATGAGTTACCTACAGATGAACAAATAAGATCGAGTTTGCCTCATACAGAAATGATGATTGTTGAGGATCAGCCTTTTGTTGAACGGATTTCTCCTTTTGATATGTTTGTTGATCCTGAAGCTACTTGTTTGGATGACGCAAAATGGATTGCTCAAAGAATTGTTCGGCCTTTAAACGAAGTTAAAAAAGATAAACGGTTTAAATCTTCTGTTCGTAGAACGTTAGGTGCCGATTCTGGGTTGATGCTTCGTTGGCAAGATGATACTGAGCGTGAACAGTACGCTGACGAGATTGATCGTGTAACTCTTTACGAGTATTACGATCTTGAAGCAGGCACTATTTCTGTTTGTGCTTATGAAGCAGATGATTATTTGCTTGACCCTCAACCTATGCCTTACGATTTTGGTCATCCTTTTGTGATGATGCGTAACTATGATGTTCCTGACGTTTTTTATCCAATGGGTGATTTGGAACAGATTGAGTCTTTGCAGGAAGAGTTAAACAAAACTCGTTCTCAAATGGTTAACCATAGGAAACGTTATGCACGTAAGTATCTTTATCATGAACGTTCTTTTGGGCCTGAAGGCCGTGAAGCTTTAGAATCTGACGAAGATGGACGGTTTGTTCCTGTTATAGATGAAAACAGGCCGTTGAATGAGGTTGTTACGCCTTTGGCGCAAACTCCTTTAGCTCCTGAGATGTATAATCATTCGAGCATTATTGAAGCTGATATAAACATTGTAAGCGGCGTATCTGAATATTCTCGTGGGCAAATGCCTGAGGTAAGACGTACTGCTACTGAGGCAAGCATTATTGCTGATGCGGGTAATGCTAGATCGTCAGACAAATTAGCTATTATTGAGTTAGTTATTGGTGATGTGGCTCGGAGAGTATTGCAGATTATGCAGCAATACATGACACGGCCACAAATGGTTCGTATTACAGGCAAAAATGAAGAAAATCTTTATGTTGCTTATACTCGTAACGACATTTTAGGTGAGTACGATTTTGAGGTAGAAGGTGGCTCTACGCAACCTTTGAATGAAACTGCTCGCCGCCAACAAGCTATTTCTTTGATGAATGCAGTTGCTCCTCTTGTAGGTACTGTCATTGATCCTGCTGAATTAGCTAAATATGTATTACAGTTTGGGTTTGGGGTTAAAAATCCTGAAAAGTTTTTAGTCCAGCAAGAGCCTATGGCAGACGGGATGGCTCCTGAACAAGAAGCTGGGCTTGAGGGGGATGGAGGCGGTATGCCTCCTCCCCCCATGACTGGCGGTATGGGTCCTGGACCTATACCAGAACAAGTTTTTGAGGCAACGGGTGGAGTGCCTCCAGAATTATTAGCACAATTGCAAAACCAAATGGGGTTGGAGTTGCCTAATATGTAATGGGACAACAGTCCCTTATTAATAGGAATAACCGAAAGTAGGATTCCAAATGACCGAAGCTACGGAACTGGCTCCCAGTAATCCTGATGTTTCATCTGAAGCGTACACCATCAAAGTTGATGGAGTTGAACAGCAAGTTAGCTTGCAAGAGCTTCAAAGTGGGTACCAACGACAAGCAGATTACACACGTAAGACGCAAGAGTTGGCCCGAGAGCGTGAAAGACTGTCTCAAGCGGAAACAATAGTGCAAGCATTAGAAACTGATCCACAAGGAGCTATCTCTGCTTTAGGAGATGCTTTTGGGGTTGGTGTGGGCAACCAAAATACTCATGTCGAAGAAGAATATGATGATATGGACCCAGACGAAAGTCGCTTGCGTCGAATTGAATCTGCCATTGAAGAACAAAATTCTCGTGTAAGACAAGACAATTTGCAGAAAGAAATGGGCAACATTAGAGAAAAGTATTCTACAGATATTTCAGATTCTGAGCTTTATGCTCATGCTTTGAAACATAATATTGGAAATCTTGAAGCAGCTTATGCTCATATGAATTATGAGAATGTTGCTAAGGCTGCGACGGCAGAAACTCAAGAATCTAAAATTATGGAAAATAAGCGTGCAGCTAACGTAGTGGATGCAAATCCAGGTTCTTCATCTGATTCTGTTGGAAAAGCTGTCTCTGCTGTTAGTTCAATTCGTGAAGCATACGAACAAGCAAGACAATCAAATTTCACTTAATTAGGAGTTAATATGGCTGGAAACGCCGATTTTGACGCAATTCTGAGCACAACGCTCAAAAATTATGTCCCTAAATTAGCTGATAACGTTTTTGCTGCTCGTCCACTGTTTTATGCGCTTACCAATGGTCAGACCATTAGGCGTGTAAGTGGCGGCGCAAAGATCGTTGTCCCTATTATTTACGGAAAAAACACTACTGCTGGTTCATACAGCGGTGCTGATACTATTGCCATTACTGCCCAAGAAGGCATTACTGCCGCTGAGTATGACTGGAAACAGTATGCAGCAACAGTAACCATTACGGGTATTGAAGAAGCAAAGAACAACGGTGAAGCACAAATCATTGACCTTCTTGAGGGCAAGATTATGCAGACCGAACAAACCATTATTGACAACATGAACACTATGTTGTGGGCTGATGGCGCTGGTAACGGCGGCAAAGACTTTAGTGGTATACAGCAAGTTGTTGCTGGTGGCACATTGGGTGGTATTAACCCTGGTGCTGCTGGTAATGCTTGGTGGCAACCAACGCAAACTAATCATGGCAACGCTGCGTTAACGCTTCTTGCAATGAGCAGTATGTACAATACGATTTCGGAAGGTAACGACCAGCCGACAATCATATTTGGTGATCAACTACGTTATGAAAAGTATGAAGCATTGCTTCAGCCACAGTTGCGCTACACAAGTGCAGATGTTGCTGACGCTGGTTTCCAGAACTTGTTGTTTAAGGGTGCTCCAGTAACCTTTGATGACAATTGCGAAGCTAAAGCATTTTACTTCCTTAACACAAAGTATCTACGGCTTGTAGCTCACACTGAGACTTGGTTCCAACCAACTCCGTTTGTGCGTCCTACAAATCAAGATGCTCGTTATGCTCAAATACTTTGTTATGGGCAGCTAACTTGCTCTAACCGAGCACGTCAAGGACGTTTGCATAACATTGCTAACTAACAATTAAACATATTGGTGGGGGATGTTCGCATCCCCCACCATTATTTGGAGAAATTATGCAAAGACAGCACTCTATCGGATACAGCAGAAATGCAGAAGTTGCAAATTCTAGAGGTGTGCGTCCATCGCATTATGCTCCAGGTGAGACACCTGGCTCACGTATGGTTGCTGGTGTTTCTCAATGGGAAGAAGAAATAGTTGAACCTGTTCAAAGCTGGGGAAGTGTTTGTTTAGCCACTACAGGTAAAGGCACTCTTTGTAAGATTACGCCTGTAAGCGATACTGATTTCTGTCGTCTGCATACAAGTAAACAGGATGAGTTATGACATTTTCAGCATTAACTTTAGCTCAAATTAGGACTCAAGTAAGAAGTGTTGTCGATATTGATACAAGCGATATTGACGACACGACAATGGACATTATTATCGGTCAAGGTTTTGACACAATTGTTTACAGTGAAAAACGTTGGCCTTTTTACGAAGTTTCAACAACTTTTAATACTGTTGCAAGCCAAAAAGATTATTCGCTTACAGCTATTGCAGCGGCACCTGATGCGATAGCCCAAGGTATTAGAGAAATTGTTTCTATAAGAAGTGATGACCACGTATTAAGATATATTGGCCGTGACGATGGGGATTGGAATAATCCTTTAGATGTAGCTACTTCTGGTGATCCTTGGGAGTGGAGTTATTGGAACGATAGTGTCCGTTTGTATTCGACTCCTGATGTAGCTCAAATAATGTATGTGCGTGCAGTGAGAAATCCTACAGCTTTTGGTCTTGGGAGTAGCACTTCGTCAACTCCTGATTTGCCTACTGCGTTTCATCCTATTTTAACTACTTATACTACTGCTAGAGCCTACATGCAGCAGGAAGATCCTGTTATGGCTAATCAGTATCAAGCACAGTTTCAGATTGAGCTTGATAATGTTGCTCGTCGTTTTGCTGATGCTCCTGCGCCGCAACCAATGGTTGCTAATAGTAGAACATCTAATAGATTTGCGGCTGGGCTTGGTGGTTTAAGATTTGCTAATACTGGTGGTCTTAGATGGTGATAGTTTATGGCTACTAATCGACAGTTTTCTCTTGAAGTTTTAGAATCATTTTCTGGTGGATTGAATTTAAGAAGTGATCAGTTTAATTTGCAAGATAATGAATCTCCTGATTTGTTAAACGTTACGGTTGACCCTCGTGGCGGTATTCGTATGAGAGATGGTGTTGATAGAAGAAACACGACTCCTTTAGCTGAAGATGTTGAAGGCATGTGGGGGTTTCATACAGATACTGGAACTAATCAATTGATGGTTAATTACGGTACTAAAGTTGCGTATTCAATTGTTAATGAATTTGTTGACGTTCCTGGTATTACTGATAGAACTGATGGTTGTCGTGTTTATGGAATGACCATGAACAATGTCGCTTACGGGGTTAGCTATGACAAACCTTCTTTTAGATGGAATGGTAATACTGGCGCTGATCTTGGTGGAAACTTTGGTGCTTCTGGTAATATGCCGCAAGCGCAATACATAGCTTTTTGGAATAACTTTGCATGGGTAGCAAACACGTACGAAAGCGGAACAGGTTATCAGTATCGTCTTCGATGGTCGAATATAAACGATCCAGAAACTTGGTCAGCAGAAGATTATGTAGATATAGACAAAGGAGAACACGGAGATTACATCACCGCTTTAGTTCCCGCAGGTGATCGTCTTCTTGTTTTTAAAACTAATAGTGTTTACGCTATCTATGGTTTTGATTCTGATTCTTTTCAGGTTGTTACTTTAAGTAACGATATTGGTTCAGTTCCTTTATCAAGTCCTGTTAATACGCCTTATGGCACTTTCTTTTGGTATGGGTCAGAAGGTGTTTATGTTTATAACGGAAATACTTTTACTTGGTTGTTTAGCAAAATAAGACCTGCTATCGATAACGAAAATATTAAGTTTGATAGGAACCCTCAGTTAGCTTTTGGAAATAACAAGTTGTATGTTTCTGTTGATTATCAGGATGCTGGGGCTTCTAGTAGAAGAACTTTGATTTATGATCCAACTTTGGGCGCTGAAGGCGCTTGGACTATGACTGATATTAATGCTGCTTCTTTGTTTTCTTTTCGGCCACCTAACAAAAGTTTTACAGTTTTTGCTGGTTGTGTCGAAAAGACTGGTGTAGTTCCTAAAGGTTGCGTTGTTGATGTTGAAGATGAACAAAAACGTGATGCTGATAGGTATACGTCTAATGTGTTAACTCATATTACTTCTTATTTTGTTACTCGTTGGGTTACGGGTAATGACCCTATTGTTAAGAAACGTTGGGGTCGTCCTCGTGCTGTTGTTTCGGCTGAAGAAGATTTGACCTTGAATGTAGACGTTTTTAAGGATTATGATAAGTCAACTGCTTCTGTTGAGTTCCCTATTTTGGTTTCTGGTAAAACTTCTGCTTCTCGTTGGGGTACAGCGGAATGGAATGAGACGGCAGGGGCTACAATAGCTAAGTGGGATGCGATTGGTCGGGATGTTACTGCTGAAGTAAAAAACTTGCCCACACTTGGGACAGGTAGGAGTGTTAGTATGAGGATTGA